GCATTTGTAAATTCTGATGGAGATTTTGTAACAAAAATTCAAGAGGAATTTGCACAAGAAGTTAACTTATTAATAGAAGGTGGAGCATACGGACATATGAATCATCCATTTGATGATAATAATTTGACGTTTTCAGATTTGAAGAACATAGTTATTATAGGGTTAAGTGGACAGTTGAATCGTGAAGATAAGGTTTCTGAAAAACTTGACGGACAAAATTTAATGGTTAGTTGGGTTGATGGAAAGTTAAAAGCAGCCCGAAACAAAGGACACCTGAAAAATGGTGGTAAAACTGCACCGACAACCGCAGGTATCGCTAATATGTTTAGTGGTAGAGGTAATATTAAAACTGCGTTTGTAGGAGCAATGAAAGATTTAGAAAAATCAATAGGTTCGTTATCAAACACTCAAAAGAAAAAAGTATTTGGTAATGGAACCAAATGGATGAATTTAGAGGTTATATATCCACAAACAAGTAATATAATAGACTACGATGTAGCAGAGATAGTATTTCACGGAACTACCGAATATGATATGTCTGGTAGAGCAAAAGGATACTCAAAAGAATCTGCTCGTATGTTACAAGGTATGATAAGACAAGTAAATCAAAATATACAAAAAACATTTAAAATTAGTAAACCTAATTTCTTAAAGATGAGTAAAGTTCAAAACTTCGGTAAAAAGAAAGCTGGATTTTTGAGTAAACTAAATAAATTACAATCTCAATATGGATTAAAAGATACTGATACCTTGGGTATGTATCATTTGTCATATTGGCAAGAATATATTTTTAACGCAGCAAAACAATTCAACATATCTATGACAGATAGTCAATTAGTAAACTTAACTAATCGTTGGGCGTTCTTTGATAAGTCATATAAGATTGGAGATATAAAAAAAGATTTCAAAGATAATCCAAAATTCATTGACTGGGTAATTAATACTGATAAACTTGACCACAACCGAATGTTCAAACAAAACATAAAACCATTTGAGATATTATTCTTTCAAGTCGGAGCAGAAATATTAAAAAATATGTCAGGTTTCTTAGCAGTATCACCAGACAAAGCAGTTCAAAAAATTAAAAAAGATGTAGATAGTGCATTAAAAGATTTACAAAAACCAGACAATGTAGAAAAATTAAATAAGTTAAAATTACAAATAGAAAAATTAGAAGCTATCGGTGGAGCAAGTTCAATAGTTCCTTCTGAAGGATTAGTGTTTAAGTATAAAGGTAATATATACAAATTCACAGGAGCATTCGCACCAATCAATCAGATATTAGGTAGTTTACGATTTTAGGAGATAGGTTATGGCAAATAAATCAAAAGAAATGGAAAGACAGAATAAGGCATTAAAAGATTTAATGTCAGGAAAGGAGCATACAAAAGAATATGTTCAAGTAGGATACGAGGGTAAAGTAGAAAATCTTGGTGGAGAAACCCGTAAATCAGAACTAACTGATACAATGGCATCAGTAAGAATGCCTTGGTTTTGTCCAAAATGTGATAAGGCAATGAAGAAAAAACTTGATGATAAGTTTTGGAGAACACAAGGACATTGTTTTGATTGTCAAATAGAAATTGAAAACAAAATGAGAATTGAGGGGAAATTTGAGGAGTATGCACAATCTAAGATGTTAGAGAATCAAAAATCATACTTAAAAGATATGGAACAAAGTTTAGATGACTTTGAAAAGACAGGTGGTAAAAAAGAATGGTTTAATCAGGTCGGTGTAAACAATCCAGAATTAGAATCAGAAAAATGGGAAATGGGTGAAAAAGAATTTGAAAAAACTATTTCAAACGCAAGAGATTTCATACGAGAGAAAAAAGAAGTCGTAGAAAAAGCACAACAACAACTAACAGGAGTTAAATAATGGGTATCATTAATGCAATACTAAATTTATTTTTTGGCGGAAATAAAAAGAAAGAAGTCAAAGAATTAGATAAACAGATTAAAGTAAAGGACCAAGAAGTTAAAGAACTTGAAAAAGAGGTCGTAAAACTTGAATCAAAGAAAAAAGTTAACAAAAAAGAAGTAGCTAAATTAAAAAGAAAAGTAACCACTACTAAAAAACAACTTGAAAAAGCATCAGAAGCAGTAAAAGAAGACAATGCCGATGACGCAGTGAAATTTTTAAAGAAGTTTAGTAAATAAGTTAGATACTTATATATATATGAGATATTTAATTTACATATTACTAATCGGGAGTTTATTCGGTCAAGAAGTTGATACAACTAAAACCTATACCTTCACAGAGGAAGAAGTTTTAGGATTTACCAACACTATTATGGAATTAGAACTAAAAGATAGTTTAAATGTTTCCTTAGTAGGAGACTTGGAATCACAATTACAACTCTTTGAAGAAAATTCAGTGATAGACTCAATGTTAATTGCAAACAAAACTATGCAACTCAATCTACTAAAAGACACTAATGAACTACTTGAACAAAAAGTAAAACTTGTCAGACCTAAATGGTATGAAAACAAATGGTTATACTTTACATATGGAGTAGTGCTAACTGCTACATCAGTTAAATTAGCAGGTCAAATAGTAGACTAATGGCAGAACAACTAAAAGAAGTAATTAAGCAACAATATATTGAGTGTGCACAAGACCCAGCATACTTTATGAAAAAGTATTGTATGATACAACATCCTATCAAAGGTAAAATACCTTTTGATTTGTATGACTTTCAGGAAAAAACTATTGAAGAGTTTCAAACTGAACGAATGAATGTTATTTTGAAAGCTCGTCAGTTAGGTATTTCTACTTTAACAGCAGGGTATGCATTATGGATGATGACTTTTCATAAAGACAAAAATATATTAGTTATTGCAACTAAACAAGATGTTGCAAAAAACTTAGTTACAAAAGTTCGTGTTATGCACGCAAATTTACCGAGTTGGTTAAAGCAACCTTGTGTTGAAGATAACAAATTGAATTTGAGATATCGTAATGGTTCTCAGATTAAAGCGGTATCATCTGGTCCAGAAGCCGCTCGTTCAGAAGCTCTATCATTATTGATATTAGACGAGGCAGCCTTTATTGATAGGATTGATGATATATGGACAGCATCCCAAGCTACTTTAACTACTGGTGGACAGTGTGTAGCACTTTCAACACCAAATGGTGTGGGTAATTGGTTTCATAGGACTTGGGTAGATGCTGAAGAAGGTAGGGGTATGTTTAATCCAATTAAACTACACTGGACGGTTCACCCAGATAGAGGTGATGAGTGGAGAAAAGAACAAAACACATTATTAGGCCCAAGTGGTGCAGCACAAGAGTGTGATTGTGACTTCCTAACTTCTGGTACTGGTGTGATTGATGCGGTTCTATTGGAAAAGTTAAGAAAAAACTTATGTATAGAACCAGTAGAAAAAAGAGGTATTGATGGAAATATGTGGGTTTGGGAACAACCAAACTACAATAAAGATTATATTGTATGTGCTGATGTTGGTCGTGGAGATAGTGCAGACTATTCCGCATTCCACGTTATTGAATTGGAAAGTTTAACACAAGTCGCAGAATATAAAGGTAGAGTAAGTACCAAAGATTTTGGAAATATGTTGGTAAGTGTATCAACAGAATACAATGATGCTCTACTTATAGTAGAGAACAATAATATTGGTTGGGCAACAATCCAACAAATTATAGATAGGGATTACCCTAATCTATTTTATACAAGTAAAGACTTACAATATGTTGATGTTCAACACCAAGTGACGAACAAACATTATAGTGAAGAAAAGAAAATGGTTGCTGGTTTTTCAACGACTTCTAAGACCAGACCACTAATTATTAGTAAGTTAGAAGAATTTTTTAGAGAGGAAAGTGTAGTGGTTCGTAGTAATCGTTTGATTGATGAACTATTGACTTTTGTCTATATAAATAATAAAGCTCAAGCGATGACCGGATACAATGATGATTTGGTTATGTCGTTCGCTATTGGACTTTGGGTTCGTGATACGGCATTAAGATTACGAACACAAGGTGTTGAATTAACAAAGAAAACCCTTAGTCGTATGATGGACAATGAGGGTTTATACACCAACGAAGATGTCAACAAAAATGACAGCTGGGATTGGGAAACAGGTAAAGAAAAAGAGGACTTAACGTGGCTCTTATAAAAGTGAGGTAAAAAATGGCAGATAAATCATTATTTGGTAGATTACAGAGATTATTCTCAACAAATGTAATTGTAAGAAATGTAGGTGGTAAAAAATTAAAAATCGCCGATACAGACCAAGTTCAGAAACAGGTTAAATCACATTTAGTTGATAGATATTCAAAACTACATACTAATTTAGATTTAGTCGGAACGGGTTATTCTACGGTTCATCAGATTATGGCAGCAAGGTTAGCATTGTTTAAAGATTATGAATCAATGGACTCAGACCCAATCATATCAAGTGCATTGGATATATATTCCGATGAATCTACAATGAAAGGTGAATATGGTCAAATCATTGATGTTAAATCAGATAACGATAATATCAAAGAAATTTTAAATAATTTATTTTATGACATAATGAACATTGAGTTCAATCTATGGCCTTGGGTTCGTAATATGGTTAAGTATGGTGACTTCTTTTTACATTTGGACATTAGTGAAAAATACGGAATTACAAATGTTGTTCCATTGTCACCTTATGAAGTCATAAGAGCAGAGGGAGAAGACCCAGAAAATCCTTATTATACAAAATTCTACTTGGAAAGTATTGAAGGTGCACACCCTTACTTTGGACAAAAGTCAAGTAAAGGAAAGATAGAATTTGAAAACTTCCAAATAGCACACTTCAGATTAGCAAACGATAGTAATTTCTTACCTTATGGTAAATCTATGGTTGAGTCTACGAGAAAGATTTGGAAACAATTAACACTTATGGAAGACGCTATGTTAATTCACAGAATTATGAGAGCACCTTCCAAACGAGTATTCAAGATTGACATTGGGAATATTCCACCAAACGAAGTTGACAATTATATGCAAAGAATTATCAACAAGATGAAAAAGACACCAATACTTGATGAACAAACAGGTGAGTATAATTTAAGATATAACATACAAAACTTAACAGAAGACTTTTTCTTACCGGTTAGAGGTGGAGATAGTGGAACTGAAATCAATGAGTTAAGTGGTATTGAATACGATTCAACAGAAGATGTCGAATATTTGAAAAACAAATTATTAGCATCACTAAGAGTTCCAAAAGCATTCTTAGGGTTTGATGAAAATGTCGGTGGTAAAGCAACACTAGCGGCAGAAGATGTTCGTTTCGCAAGAACCATAGAAAGAATACAAAGAATTATAGTATCGGAGTTAACAAAGATTGCAGTTGTTCATTTATATTCACAAGGATATACAGATGAAGACTTAGTAAACTTTGAATTAGAGTTAGCAAGTCCTTCAACAATGTATGAACAAGAGAAGATTGAATTGTTCGGACAGAAAGTAAACTTAGCTCGTGATATGATACAAGATAAAATTTTACCTTACGAATGGATATATGATAATATATTTAATTTCTCAGATAAAGAAAAAGTTGAAATTGAGAATCAAATCGTTGATGACCAAAAACAGAAATTCAGACACTCACAAATTGAAATGGAAGGTAATGACCCACAACAATCAGGAGAATCAGTTGGAACACCAAGTGATATGCAATCCGGTGGTATGTTCGGTCAACAACAAGAACCACAACAGGATGACGATTCAGTAGCAGGTTCCATATTTGACCCATTTGATGACGGAGAAGATGATAGACCAGAAGACCAGCAAGGTGGTAGACCACAGGAAATGAATAAACCATTCAAAGATAGTGGAGCAAGAGGTCGTGACCCATTAGGGAAACAAACAAAAAATCGTAAAGGACTTGCGTTAGCACACTACGATGCGTTAAAATCAACAATGGGTAATAGAAAGTCAAAAGATATAATACAAGAAACTAACCAAGTTGATGAATTAGAAAAAGAATATAATGAATATAAAGAGGAAAAAGGTAAAGAATAATAACCGATTTCTTGAAAGTTTTATATTTATTATTGATAAAATACAGATAAATACTTTGGAGCTCAAATGTCTTATGTTAAACATAATAAGATAAAGAATACAGGTATTCTTTATGAACTTTTATCACGTCAAATAACTGTTGATGTGATAAACAACACAGATAATCCTAAGTCAGTTAAATTATTTAAGGAATTCTTTAATAAAAATACTGAATTAGGTAAAGAATACGAACTATATTCAATCTTATTGAATAAAAAATACAAAAACTTGACTCACGCATCTTCTTTAGTAGAAGCCGTGGTCAAAAGTCGTAGAAAATTGTCTAATCGTCGATTAGCAAATGAAAAATACAACCTAATCAAAACAATTAAAGAAAGTTATGATATAAAAGAGTTTTTCAATACTCGTATACCTAACTTTAAGGTTGTGGCATCTATTTATCGTGTTTTCCAGTCAGAAGTAGGTAAAGAAGATTTTGGTCCAGTACAAAAAACTGATTCATCAATAACAATTACCGAGCATGTCACTCAAACTAAACAATCAAGAGAGAAAAAGCAGAATATAAATGAGTATGCAGAACAAGAAAAAGACTTAAGATTGTTAAGTTATCAATTATTGGTTGATAAATTTAATTCTAAGTATAAATCTTTAAATGAAAATCAAAGAAACTTATTGAAACAATATATCAATAATGTATCTAATACAAATTCATTAAAAGAATTTATCGATATGGAAGTAATTAAAATCAAACGAGCTTTAAAATCATTACTTCCAAGAGTAAACGATAAAATTACTAAGATTAAATTATCAGAAGCGATTGACTACACAGACACCGCTACAAAAGGAAAAATCGTGAAAGACAAACACGTGGTTGCATTGATGAGATACTATGAATTAATTAAGGAAATCAAAAATGTCCAAACACGACAAAATAGCTAAGTTAAAAGAATACATCAAGAATGTTGTCATCAAAGAACTAAATAAAGATGACGAACTCGAAGAAGTATCAACAACAGGAACAGCCGGTATCGACGGAACCGGAACAGGTCATTACGATACACCAATGGCATTTAGTGGTGGTAGAAAAAAAGATAAAAAGAAAAAGAAAAAGATATCACACGCAGCTGGTATGAAACCAGTAAACGAATCCTACTCATCAATGATGATTGAAATATCAAAAGCCATTAAAGTAAACAGACCAGATGAACTAAACGCAATAAAAGATTTGGGTGAAGAATATGATATCGGTAGAGTTTTATATATGGCAAGAACTAATCCAAAAGCTTTGAAAAAAGCAGTTGACGATAGAGTAAAAGAAAGAAAACAATTCATTAAAAGTAAAAACTTAAAAGAATTAAAAGAAGGTCGTTATCACGATTGGAGAAACGACGAATCCCTAACACCAAGACAAAAAGTTGGTCGTTCGATGAGAGAAATCAGAGATGCATTAAATGAATTGGATAAAACCGTAAAGATGAATCTTAAATTAAAAACAGAATTAAAAATGAAGTCAGAAGACTATTGGAAAAATACACACAAAGCACTCACTAAGATTTCAGAAAGATTAGTCAAAATGGCAAACAAAGTAGGAAATTTAAAATAATGAAACAAGTTATCGTAGATTATATACCCTTTAGTATTACACCGACTCAGATTAATGAGGCGATGAAAGAAAACAACGGAAAGTTGATTGTTAAGGGTGTATTACAAAGAGCAGAAGCAAAAAACCAAAACGGACGAGTATATCCAAGAGAGATATTAGTTCGTGAATCTAAAAAGTATGATGAGAATTTTGTAAAACAAAATAGAGCACTTGGTGAATTAGACCACCCAGATAGTTCAGTTGTTAATTTACAAAATGTTTCTCACAATGTCAAGGAAATACATTTTGAAGGTGATAACTTAGTCGGTACGGTAGAAATACTTACAACACCAAGTGGTAATATATTGAAAGAACTATTTAAGAACGATATCAAATTAGGTATCAGTTCACGAGGATTAGGTAGTGTCGAAATGGTTCAAGAAGCCAACGGAGACACCGTTTCAAAAGTAGGAGATGACTTTGAGTTAATCGCATTTGATTTTGTTTCTAATCCATCAACTCACGGGGCATTTTTATATCCGATGAACGAATCAGTAGACAATACTCAAACAGGTAGAACTTGTGGAGTTTATTGTAGAGCAGAAGATATTATTAATCACATTATAAGGGGTGAATAATGGCATTAAAAGATATGAAATCAAATTTAAGTATTGGGGCAGGAAAACCAAAGTCCAGTCCAAGTGGTAGACATACCAAATCACCAGTGAATATCAATACAATAGATAAATTAGCAGGTGAGGGAACAGGTGGACTAGAACAATCCAAAATACCAAGTGTTCCAAAATATACTAACACTGGATTAGCAAATAGTAAAAAGGCATAATATGAAAAAACTATCACAATTATTAGAAAGTATTAATGAAATAGATTCTTTATTAGAAATAGACTTTAAAGATAAAAAAGCATTTCAAAAGTATCAATCAATTCACAAAATGAAACCTACGACTAAGGTAAATATCGCAGGTAAAGATACTACCGTGGGTGATGAAACAGGTGATGATAGTCAAGCACCAGAAGCACCTAAAAAAATGACAGGTAAGGATGTTGATAATAAAGCAGTTGCAAACGCAAAAGCACAAGATGATATTGAAAAAGATATTATGGGTGATGAACC